ACCGGAGACTCATCTTGCAAGAGTGCGATAGAATCTAATAGAACACTGAGCGGTGCTTGCCAAGACCTAATCGTCGAGTCAATGCCTAACATTGGTTCAATAACTGTAAACGAAAGCGATTACTTGGCAGCGGAGTTCGCTGTCACCGTCTACGCATAAAAGGAGAACAAATTGGCAAAATACGTAGTAACAGGAAACAATGTTTCAATCGGTGGAACGGACGTAAGCGCAAGCGTTGCTCGTGCCGAACTTACCATTACTTCGACAGAGGTTGATGTAACCGACTTTGCGTCGGGTGGATTTACTGAAGTTGTAGGTGGACTAAAGTCCGGCTCGCTATCCCTAGACTTCCACACCGACTTTGGAGCAGGCTCACTAAACACCGTGCTAACCGAAGACCTAGTCGGAACGCTTGTCGAGATTATTGTTATTGCAGGTAACGGTTCCGTTGCTTCAGCAGACAGCCCTAGCTATACAGCTAACTTCTTGATAAATTCCTTGTCTCCCGTGAGCGGGGCCGTAGGAGATTTGTCAACATTCAGCGTGACATTCCCTATGAGCGGAACCGTCACCAAAGCCGTATCATAACAACAGGAGTATAAGTTGAAAATAAATCTACAGATTACACACGAAGACGGAGCAGTAAAGGACACAACTTGCAACGCTGCCGATATGGTTGCGTTTGAGGATAAGTTCGGAGTCAGTATCTCTGCAATGAGTAACGACCCTAGGATGAGCTATTCGCTTTTCTTGGCTTGGCACTCACAAAAGAGAACTGACCAAACAAAGCTCTCCTTTGAGAAATGGCTAGAATCAGTCGATATGGTTGGAGCTGGTTCCGACCCAAAATGATTGGGTTGGGCGACTCCTCCGCTCATTGGTTCATAGCAGGTATCGCTTGTGAAACAGGTATTGCACCAAGTGTGTTGATGCAGGAATCCGAAAGGATGCTCTGGACAATGCACCGCTGGATGGTGGCTAAAAACCTTCCTAACAGATAGAGAGGCCCTCCCCTCGGGGAGGGTTTCTTTGTTGGGTAGAATAGAAGCAAAGGAGCAAAAAATGGCAGAGACATATTTGTCCGGAGACAAGGAAACAATCCGGGCGCTGAAGGAAGCAGAGAAGCGCCTTTTGCCTGCATTACGAAAAGCCCTAAACAGCGAGCTAAACCCAATCCTAAACCCCATAGAAAATGCCATCAACTCATTCGATGGAGCGAGACTGCAAAGCGCTATGCCGGGAATGTTCCACGATGGACGGACAGCTTGGTCAGGGGTCGATGTAAAGGCTCGTGTCAGCCTAAGACCGAAAGACCTTATCTTTATTGAAGGTAAAGGACGAAGCAACGGAATGGGCAACCAATACGGTTTCGAGTATGCCGAGCTTGCAGGCATCGAGCGCAGAGCGCCACGAGCTGTCTCAAAGGGTTGGGGTTCTGACTCGGTCGGTTATCACTCATACATCTACAACGGGCAGGGCAAGGCGTTCAACAGGAAACTAGGCTCGATGTTTGGCAAGCCGGGACGTTTCTTGTGGCAGCGAGTCCTAAAGCGCAAGCCTGAGATTGAAGCAAAGGTGTCAAAGATAGCCGAGGAATTTGGAATCCAGATTTCAAGAAAACTAAACTCGAACGTCAAGAACTAGACAGGGCATAACTTATGGCTATTAAGATTCGGATTGTCTCCGACTTCGACAACAAAGGAATCAAGGGCGCAACCGTAAGCCTTGACAATCTTGCTAAAAGCGCAGGTGTTGCACTAGCTGCAATCGCAGCCTCGACCGCTGCAATCGCCGTTGCTTCTGTCCGTGAGTTTGCTAAGTTTGACGGAGCGCTTGTCAAGTCGCAGGCAATTATGGGCGACCTCACAAAGACGATGGAAGAAGATATGGCAAGGGCTGCCCGTGAGGTAGCACTAGCGACAACCTTCTCAGCCGAACAAGCGGCAGAATCCTTTTATTTCCTAGCATCCGCTGGACTTGACGCAGAGGCTTCAATCTCTGCCCTCCCGGTTGTGGCGCAATTTGCGCAAGCTGGAATGTTCGATATGGCGCTTGCCACTGACCTACTGACAGACGCTCAGTCGGCTCTTGGCTTGACCATCAAGAACGACGCCGTTGCCAATATGGAAAATATGATTGTCGTCTCCGACACTCTGGCAAGGGCTTCTCAGTTAGCTAACGCAACCATCGAGCAGTTCTCAACCTCTCTAACTACCAAGGCAGGAACGGCACTCAAGTCTGTCGAAAAGGATATCGCCGAAGGCGCTGCTGCTCTGGCAGTCTTTGCCGACCAAGGTGTCAAGGGCGAGCTTGCAGGAACTCAACTAACTAACACAATCTTTGGATTAGCCCAACAAGCGCAAGCAGTGCCAGACAAGTTCAAAGACCTAGGAATCTCAGTCTTTGATGCTTCTGGCAAAATGAACAATTTTGCAGACATAGCAGACGACTTCACAGACTCGCTCGGAAAAATGACAGTCGAGCAAAGGCTTGCGACACTATCTCAGCTTGGATTTACCAAGCAAGCTCGTGCTGGAATCCTGCTTCTTATAGATAACGGAGGCGCACTTCGAGACTACGAAGGAGCGCTAAGAGACGCAGGTGGAACTGCGCAGGCGGTGGCGGATAAGCAGCTAACAAGTTTCAACGCTCAGCTTTCCTTGCTTGGCTCTGCCGCTGCCGACGTTGGAATCGACATTGGAAGCAAGCTGGCTCCAAGGCTTGAACAGCTAATCCCAATCGTGAAAGACCTGCTCCCAGAAATAGGCGAAAAGCTCACGGCAGCATTGGCAAGAGTTGACTGGGAGGGCGCAACTGAAAACGTCGGCAACTTTATAATTGCCATCGTTGACAACATCGAAGAAATTGGAAGACTAATTGGCATACTTGCCGGGGTCGCTGCTGGAATCATTGCGCTAAACGCAGTGGTCAAAATTGCCACAACTTTGCAGTTGCTTTGGAACCTAGCAACAAAGGCTAACCCTTATGTCCTTTTGGCAATGGCTGTCGCTGCTGCTGCTGCTGCTGCTGCTGGATTTATAGTTCACCTAAACGGAATCGCTAACAAGCAAAAAGAAGTCAACAGAGCAACCGACGGAACCACAGGCGAGCTGAACCGATTTAACAACATCAAGCTTTATGGAGTCACCGGGCAGATAGAAGGCGTTAGCGCTGCTGCCAGACAAGCGAACATAGATATGGGCTTGCTTGCGAACGGGATGATTCCTTCTTCACCGACAAATGATTCTGGCAGCCTACCAACCAACCCAAGACCGGGACAAGTTCACACTGGATTTTCGCTGGATGCAGACGGTCAAGCTCAGTGGTTCACGATGGTTTGGAACGGTAACAGTTGGGGGCCTCGTAAGCCAATCGTTTATACCCCACCTGCCACTGTCTCACAGGCTCGCAGTGGCCCAAGCGCCAAGGACGTAGCGTTCGAGCGTGTTCAAGAAATGATAAAGTCCTCACAAGGGCAGCTTGCCTTAGCTCAAAAGAATTACAATGAGACGGTTGCAACGGCAAATCAAGATTACGCCGATTCGATTCTCAGGCTACAGACAGAGTTTGACAACAAGCTCGCAGCTATAGTCCAAGGTTCGCAAGACAGATTGCGCAACGCATACCGCTCAGCAGTCGAGGTCGACGTCGGGCGCTTGTTTGACAGCAGCGAAGATAAGTCTGTCGATGGACTGATTAGCTCAATGACTGCCAAGCTGGACGCCTCCAAGGGGTTGCTGTCTAAGTCTGCCGACCTAGCGTCGCAGGGCTTTACCCAAACATTTATCGAGCAGATTGTTTCGGCAGGAGTCGAGACAGGCAACGAGCTTGCAGGTGCAATTCTTGAGTCAACTCCTGAGACACAAGAAAACCTTCGAGCATTATTTGAAGCGCTAGAAACCGAGTCTGCAACTGGGATGGATTCCTTAGCTGCTGAAATCTACGAGAAGCAAGGTTTGGCGACTGCTGCCTTGGAGCAGCTCTATGCGACCACTCAGAGCGATTTGAGCGACGCACTGATAGAACAACAAGCGACGCTTGCTAAAGCCCTTGAGGGGGCTGCTACAGCCCTCTACGACTCTGTTGC